TAGTGGTAGTAAATCCCGCCTTTGCCAGGTCAGCCGCCGTGCCTACAAAGCCTGCCGCCTTTTCCGTCTCAACACCCGCGGATAATGCCTGATAACCTGCCTCCGCCAATTCGGAAGCACTTTTTCCGGTCTCGTTCGACAGGTCAAGGAATTGGTCTTTCAGTTCTTCGACCGATACCTTCGACGTATCCGCAATGGTCGACATCTTCGCCATACCGTCGTTAAAATCCGACGCACTTTTCAGCGCTCCGCCGAACGCCAATCCCGCCGCCGCAGAAACAGGTGCAAACTTTTTGCCCAGTTTTGTAACGCTTTCGCCTGCTGACTGCAAATTTGCGCCCAGTTTCTTTGCGAAATTCTGCGCCGCGCCCGTAGATGCCTGTTCAGCCGCTTCACCAACGCCACCGATAGCCTGCTCCGCCTTCGCCGCTTCCTGTTCAACCTGAGACGCATCTGCCGTAATCAGGACGCCCAGTGTCATGTCAGCCATGTTTTCCCCCTCCTCTCTAAGTTATTTTTATCTTTTCTCCATTAAGACCTCTCACTTATCCCGCTTTTTTATATATCCATTCGCTTCATACAGCCTGCGAACCCATCCGGTTTCCTTCGCTTCAATCTCTTTGATAATCTGGACATCGTTCTGCTTTTTTGCCTTCTCGCTCTTGGTCAGGCTCTGAATCTTTGTCCACAGTTTACGGAAAGGTTTTGATTTCTTTCTGTTGACGTTGTACTCCGCGTTCAAAACCGCATCCCTGATAATTGTTGACCTGAAGACCGTCGCATCCTCGAAAGCCTTGCGGATAAACATCCTTTCCTTCGGCGTTAAAGCCTCATAGTCCGATTTCGAGTAATGCAGGTTCACCGCAAACCATGCGAAATCGACCTCCCGGCGATACTTTTCCTGTTCTTTTTGTTTTTCTTTGCTACCGCGCTTATCTGACTTGAAGTATTGAAACTGTATCAGTTCGCGCGGAACAGAAAACCCATGTCAGCCTCAAGACTTGTCGCAATGAGGTCACATGCCGCCGCATATCCGTGCTCGCGCAGATACGCAGATGCTACCGCCATACCGTCCTTCGGTTTCACAAACACGTCCGGGTCATCCTCGGATACCAGTGCGAAAGCGAAGTGCGATTTAATCGTCGCAATCGGCAGTGCGCCGTCCGACTTGATGAAATCGCTGACAACGCTCTTTCCGATTTTGTTTTCAATCAGTTCAAGGCGTCCCTCGGTGTAGTGTAATTTGTAACTTTTGCCGTTTACTTCAAACATTTCTTTCATTCTCCAATCCATATGCAAAAATAAGCGGGAACAAAATATGTGTTATTTGTCCCCGCTCTGTTTTGTCGATATTTAATTTTCCCCCGCTAACCAGGCCGCTTACTCACTCCGGCATTGTGTCCGTATCAATTGTGTGAATTGTCAGGTCCATCAGCCTGCCTTTACCCTGAATGCTAATGGATGTCGTCACACTATCATCATAGGGCGCTTCGACCGGGAAATCAGTGATGATGCCAAGGCCTGCAAACAGACCTTTCTTTGTCTTTGCGTTGTACACCTTCACGCAAATCGGGTCTCCATTATCGAACGCCGTCGCGAGTGCTTTGTGGCTGTCTGACGTCGGAACCCACAGAGAGTCCAAATCAATACTCCATTCGCGCAGTCCGTTCAGAAAATCCTTCCATCCCGTGCTGTTTGCATCCTGTCCCTCGACTATCTTGGAATTAACCTCAATTGTTTCGGCAGACCTGTTAATCGTCAGGCTCTGCTGCCCGGAAATCGCAAGCATCTTGGAACCGTCGCTGTTCCATACTGCAAGCAGGATGTCCTTGCCTGCGAGGACGGAAGCAGCCGTATCGAAGTCACAGTACGCGCCTTTGTCATATGCGGTTCCGTCGAAAATCAGAAATTTGTAATCCTTCATTTTCCCTTTTCCTTTCATATTTTGAATTTAAAACCGTATGCTACCAAAAAATCGAAGCCGACTACTGAGTGCTTTTCGCCGGTTTCTTCGTTGTATATCGTCTTTATGCCCGTTTCGTCCTGACGAACCAACTGGAATTCACAGGGGATTTTGATATCCTCTGTCAGCGCCTCTTCGAGCATCTGGATATACTTATACGTCGGAACGCTTGAAGGCGTCGGTTCCGCAATGACATGTATGTCCACGCTATATCTCTGGACAAACATTGTCTTGGTATCCGCCGGGGAATTCCCGGAAAGTTCCATGTAATAGAATGGAGACTGAGCGTTATCAGGAACGGCGTCATAGCATTTCATGCCGGTTTTGTCCTGAATTTGTGTTCTGACAGATTTGAACAAATCCGTCAAATTCATCCTTTTCAACATGTCAGCCTCCCTGCGTCGCCGCGTCTATAAACCGCTGTAAATATTCCTTCGTTTCCTGCTCGAAAATCGGCGCCTGCTCTTTCATGTTGGTCTGTAAGAAATGCTGACCTTCCACGTACCCGCCGCCGCCACGAGTGCGGTGCCCATATTCCACATGCGGCGCATACTCCATCGTATATCCGACCGCCGCTCCGTCCGGCATCTGCGTATCTGTCATCAAGGATTTTCTCAGGTCGCCCGTCTTTCGAGGCGTTGCGCCCGGTGTCCCTAATGCCGCCTTGCCGCGCTCTTCCATCTGCTGTGCCTGACGCACACACAAATCTTTGATACCGCCCAAATCCTGTAATTTCTTAAACGCTCCACGCACTTTGGCATCGCCTTCTAATTTAATTTCCAGCCTCACGTCTTCCACCCCCTACAACGAACGGTGACAAACCGTGTGCCTCTTTGCGCCACGCTCAATATTTCCATAGGCTGTCTAACTACTAAGGCATCCGACGCATCCGCCTCGATACGGATATGCGTCGCCGATTTCGGAAACATCTTTCGCGGCATTTTCAGCAGGACTTTGACTTCGCTCTCCGTTACAGTCGCGCCATAAATTTGCTGTTCTTCAATGCTCCACGGCGCAATTCGCGCTTCGACTTTGCGCAACGTCTCAAACTCTCCGTTTCCAATGGAGTCATTCAGTTCATCGGATACCGTCTTCTCCCGCAAGAGTCGTGCCCTTTTCCATATCATATGAACACACCCCCTTACAGGAAATAGACCTTGTATTTACCGCCGCTTTCACTCTTGTTTTGCTTATATGCTTTGATTTCATCGGCGTATTCTGCCAGAACATCCGATACAAAGGAAGTGCTGATACCGTCGGAACCCTCAGAGGTAATGCCCTCGTAATACGCTCTACGGTACATCTTGACCGTCGCATCAACCGCAATGCCCTCGAAGGTTTCCGGTAATTCCGCTTCTCCAAGACGGATACAGAGGCGGTTCACTATGGTCTCGACATATCCCCTCAGGATAACAACATCTGCGGGTTCGTCTTTCAGACGTGCTTGCACTTTTTCAAGAATTTTCATTGTCCGCCTCCAAATTGCAAATAATGGAGAGGGTTGTTATGCCCTCTCCATCTGAAATCGTGTTACTGCCGGTCAGGCTCCAATGGAGCCGATGTATACCTTGCCGAGGTCTTCTGTGTAGAATTTGACCCCCTCGATAACATTCGTATCCACACTTACCCTATCGGAAGCGATTGTATGGTTCATTCCGATAAGACCTGTTTCGTCAAAGATATATCCGAAAACATCTGCAACCTCAGAACCGGAACCGACGCAAGCGCACTTGAGGTTATCAGATACGGTTGCAATCGGCGCACCCTGTGCAACTTCTTTGCTGATGATGAGTGTGCCCATGCCGAGGAAGTTTTTCACATACGTCAGACCGAAAGCGGTCTGAACCGTAATAGCCGCGCTCGCGAGGTAGTTAGCTGCATCCAAGGGGTTTACGAAGAAGACCGTCTGACCTTCAACTTCAACATCCTCGAAGCCTGTCTGAAGCGCACCCCAAAGCTGCGCGCACGCAGCCTGAAGGTTCGCGCCCTTTGTCGCTGTACCCGTGCCGGTCTTCAGCATCGTGAAGAAAGCCTTCTTGATGCCGATACCAATCTCGGAAATCAGTTTGTCGTCAGTATCGTTGACAGACTTGGAAAATCCACTGCGAGCAATCGCTTCGGCGGTCGTTGTCTTGCGGAATTTCTCCAGTGTTACAACGATAGTCTGGTGAAGGACTCTGCGGATTTTTGTCAGCGCAACAACTTCACCTTCGGCAACCTGCTCAGGAGTGTTGACCTTCTCGGTCTTGTAAATCTTAATCGTTGTGCCCTCGGAAAGAGGCTGAACGTCCTGAATGCCGAGTGCCTCCGTGAGTTTTCTCACGGAATCGCGAAGACCGTAAGCCTTGTCGATACTGATTTCAGGAGCAATGTCCTGAGTAGTAATCGTGTTATTAGCCGGAGTTTCGCCATCGAAAATGAGAAACTTATAATTCTTTGTCATCATTTTTATTACCTATCCTTTCATAGTGATAAATGTCTTTACGTATAGTGTGAAATATTATTTGTAAAACAAAACTCAGCGGAACAGTTCAGGATGTGCTTTAATCGCTTTCTGACGCTCAGCGCGGTCTGCAATCTTCATGATATCCGAGCGAGTCATCTCTCCGCCATTGCCGCCGGTCTTAGGTTTCTCTTTGCGTCCAAAGGTCATCTTTGCCGCGTTCTGAACGGCAGACTTGAAGGACTTAATGAACGCGTCGACCGCCGCTTTCGTGTGCTCCGCATCCTCGCGGATAAGAGCAGATACGATAACATCATCGACCACAATGTTCTCGTCCTGAAGGAGTTTCCTCGCACTTGCCGCCATCTTGCTCTGCGCGTCCTTCTTTTCCATCTCGTCAAGACGTGCCTGAAGTTCAGACAGTTTCTTTGCGTTCTTTTCGTCAGCGCTCATCTTTTCGAGTTTTTTCGCCTCGTCGACCGCCTTTTCCTGACGCTTCTGCCATTGCGAAAATTTCTGATTTATAATTTTGTCCAAGTCAGCGTCGGTATATTTAGGCTTATCCTTGTCGTCGTCCTTGTCTTCGCCGCCGTCGCCGCCGTTCTCTGCGCCCTTGTCGTCGCCGCCGTTTCCGTCCGTGCCGCCGTCATTTCCGCCCTCATCAAAAACGGAAAATCTGTAAGCCGGAACCGCCTTCGCCTGTCTTACATACATCTTTGCTACTTTGAATTTCATAATCTAATTCCTCCCACGTTTTTAAGCGTCGCCGCGCTGTGAAAAAATGTTGTATCCGTGTGCTTTTTACGTCGTCCCCGCCTGGACAAATCTCCGTGTGCTTTTATTGTCATCCCCGCCTGGACATATAAAAACCGGGCAGCGGTATAACCCGCCGTCCGGTTAATCTCAATAAGAAAAATCCATGTACTTCGAAAATTTCACAAAATCAATATCAACGGATACCGATTTTGGT